ATTTGCTCCTCCCAAAATTATTAGTGGGATTCTAAAATATACGAGTGTCCCTTTTAGCAATAAATATCGTTGTTTGTGGTGTTTAGACATTAAAGAACAATTGTCGGCAACTCGGTTCAGAACCTCCTCTATATCGTCACTCCATTCTTGTTCGTCGGTTTCGGTTGAACTTGTTTCGCCGAGTTCTATTTCTTGGGTTACAGATTTTAAAAACCCTTTATTTTTAGATTTTTTCTTTGGCATTTTAATATATAAGTATAATATAAATGTCTGAAGGTGGTGGAAGAAAATTCTATAAACAAGGTGGAGACGGTTCTTACGGATTGTTAAACGCAAAATATAACCAATTACTCGCTCTTTTAGAGGCGAGTGGAGGAGGCGGTCCTACTACGAGCGACCTTGCTGTTGTTCTTGCCAACGGTAACAACGCTGGAGGTCTTGATATTGCGAATCTTGATAATTTACAAGTTAATACGATTAATAGTGCTCCTTATCCTCCAACGGCATCATCGGCAACCAATCTCGCTGGTGGTGTAGCATCTCAAATACCTTTTCAATCTGCTCCAAATACTACTGGTTTTATTGCGAACGGTGTAAGCGGTCAATATCTCAAATCCAACGGAGCAGGGACTCCATCTTGGGCGACTATCCCAGTAATACCAGCGACCCCTACTATCACTCAAGTTCTAACTGCTGGTAATAATGCCCTTGATGTGTCCCAAATCTTTTCTGCTACTGGTTCTCCTACAACAACTAATATAGATGATGCGGAGGTTCAAATTATAGACGGAACAAGTGGGATTAATTCTAAACTGGAATACGACAACTTAACGATTACTGGGAATTACGCACCTTACAATACCACTAATGTTGTAAGTAATACTGGAATGGTTGTTAATACATCAGATAATAGTAATCCTTATCAATACTCTCTATCTGCTAATTACGCCACTATAAACCAAGTTAAACAAAATACAAGCACTTTTTTAAGCGAAAGTGCGGTGATGTCTGCTGATATTGGTCTTTATCACGAAACCAACGATACGAGTGGGTCGGGAGATATTACGAAACTTTCGTTAAAATCAAGTCCTTTTGACGGAACTATTCGTTGTTTTAACAGCGGAGTTCCATCTACTCTTGCTCCAATTGATTTTCAAGCGTCCGCTCTAACCCTTAATGGGTTTCCTATAACAACTCCTACTCCCGATTTAACTGCTGTTCTTACTGCTGGTGCTAATGCTGGTGGGTTAAGTATTACTGGGGTTAATAATATTGATGTATCTACTATTAATAGCATCGGTTTTCCCCAAGCGACGCCTGATTGGAATGCTACTTTAAACATTAGTTCTACCGCATTACAATCTATTAATTTAAACGGAAACGATATTAATTCTGTTAATAATATCAATTTGAATACGATTAATGGTTTAAGTCCTACTACAATTGGTTTGAATTGGGGAGATTTTACTGGTAATAATGCTTATAATAATCTACCCAATCAGGCGTATCAAGTAGCAAGTGGTAGTGGGACGACCAGTCAATATACTAATAATTTTGAAGCGTATAATAGTTCTACTCTTTACGGACGCTTATATTACGACCAATTACAATTTTACGATATGAATAGTGGGACTACAACTTCTTACACCTCAAACTATATTCAATCTACTAACGGAACGGATTTTACGATTACCGCTGGTTCAGGTGCTTCTACCGCTTTAAGATTAGATTGCTCCCAGTTAATTATTAATGGTGTCGCTTACGCTCCTTCTGTTTCACCTTTGCGTTGGGGATATTATCAAAATACAGGTCAAGCGTTCTCTGCTGGGAGTGGCGGTTTTTCAAATGTCGGTATTGGTTCAAGTCCTATTCAATATTTAACTGGAATGACCCCACTTGGTAGTTATACGATTGCGATACAATTTACTTGCTGGGTTGATAGTGCGGACACTACTTCTTCTTGTTATTTGGGATATACCAATACTGCTGGTTCTTTTACTGGTAATAATTTATATACAAGTTCTACTCCTTGCCCTAATACAACCGCAGTTGGCGTATATCCTTACGGCAGTAGCACTCAATTTACTATCCAAGATACACTCATATTTGTTGCTGGTGGTAGTGGAGAATTAGCGTTGGAATTATATTTTGGAACGGGTGCTGGTTGGAGTGGTTATTATAAGTGGTCTTTATCCGCTCAAATTGTATCACCTTAAAATATAGGGTAATATAAATGGGTTGTTGGGTTAGATTTTGTAACTGGTTAAACTTGCGAAATATTCCTCAAAGCGAAAGGTCTATAATGAGCGACTTGGCAAAATTGACCGATGATTTGGTTGAAAAATAAAGTTTAGCAATTATTTTGCTATACTTTTTTTAAAAGTATATTATATAATAAATGGCAAACAACAGATGGACTAATTTTGTTAGAGAATGGGCGGTTAAAAACGGTCTTTCCTACGGGTGTGCTTTGTCAGACCCTGCGATGCGTGATGAGTATAAAGCAAAATACGGGAATAGGAAGCGTCTGACTCAAACCAAAGAGAAGGAGATGATGGGTCAAGAGGATAAAGATGCGATAGAATTGGTGATAGAAGAAGTTGCTCCAAAAAAGGGAAAGAAGGGACGACCTGCGAAGTATGCTACTGCCGAAGAAGCAAGACAAGCGAAAATTAAGAACACTATTGAGGCAAGAAAAAGGAAGAAGCAGGGACAAAATGAAGTCCTTTCAGAGGCAAAAGAGGCGATTCAGATGGGTAAAGAGGATATTAATAGGTCAAGAAAGAAAGTGATGAGACCTCCGAGTGGTCCGCCTCCTATTTCGGCAGAGACACTTAAAGCAGTCAAGGCGAAAGTGGCGACCGACAAAACGGAGGAGTATAAAGTTAATGCGGTAAGAACAAAAATGACGATGACGACGACGATGGGTGTAGAGGCGGACAGGTTCTTTAAATTTTTAATAAAGGAGGCAGAAAAACAAGGTCAAAGTTCTCCGAGATATGTGGCGAGATTAGTATTTAATACGACAGGAGGAACTGATTTTGGAGATTGGTTTGCTTTAGATAATGATAAGGATGAAGTTAGAGAGGCGTTAGGTGAGAATATGAGTATTAAATTAGGGGAATTTGAAGTTAGAGGAGATGAAGAAACTACGACAATTACTCCTGACCTACTTAAACTAATAAAGTCCGCTCAAAAAAAGGGTTTTATAGATGTTGAATATGATTTTATAAAAAGAATAGCAGATGTCTCAAACAAAGGGGCAAGGAAAATGATGCGACCTTTTGAAGGAAAAGGTTTCAATCCGTTACCCGAATTTGCCGAACAGGTTGAGGGTGCGGAAAGTGGCGGTGGAATCCAACATTTAGACGACGGTTGCGTATTATATACAGGTGGCAAAAAGAAATTTAATTTTTTAGATAGTGTAACGAAAATAGGTAAGACGTTAGGGAAACCTTTTGAAAAAAAAGTGGGAGTAAATCCTTTCACATTAGGGTATGATTTTGGTGAAAAAGTAGTCGCCCCAGCACTAATGAAAATAATTCCTCCCAAAGGAGGTCACTGGACGGAACAAATGAAACCCCATTTGGAAAAGGAATTGCGAAATTACCAAAATATAGTCCATCATCTCGGTCAGCACCTTTCCGAGAGCGGACCAAAAGACCCAAAAGATGCGATGGGGTATTCCCATTACGGTAACGAAATGAGGAGAATAAAACAATTGTTAAGCACTATATAGTGACGAATGAATAACCATCTTTATACTAACACCCTCTTTTAGAAAGTGTTTTGGATAAGTTTGTTGTAGTCGTTCAACTATTTCAAGAGGTATAGTAATAGGTTTTTTAAAATAAGGTTCTTTCTTGTTCTTGTAAGTATCCCAATTTTTAAAAGGTTGGAGTTTAGGAGTTAAATTATATTTTTTTTGGATTGTCTCCAAAAAATGTATAGGGTCAGCAACCAATTCATTATATTCTGTAAAAATAAAATTCTCTACTAACTGTGGGATAAGATAGCGAATCATCTGTGATTTTATTTCACGCATTTCTATTATATTCTTGTAATCATCCACCACCTTATATTTCCAAAACGACCGAATTGGTTTAAAAAATAAAGTATCGTAATCAAACGGACAATAAGGCACTACTTGATGCGGAGTTTTAGCAAAACTATCTAACCATTCTAACAATTCTCTTTCTATCCCAACAAATAGAGTTGTATCACTATCAGCAAAATCAGTCAGATTCCAAAGGTGTTTTAGTCCGAATTCATCCGTTTTTTCTAACTCAAAATTGCTTTCAATTAAATTCTCTAAATAAGTCGTTCCGCTACAACGTTCTCCAAAGACGCAGAATTTAGAAATCATCTATACAATATCTTTTACTTTTTACTTTCTAAAACAGGGTGTTAATATACAGAGGGTTCATCATTCGTCATTTAAGGACAAATAACTAAATAACTCAAAGTATTTAGAAATAAAATATTAGTATAGTATATAACTCAAATGCCGAAATCATCGTATAGCGAATTAAGAGAAGCAAAGAAGAAAGCAATTTCTGAAAAGGGGGTCGTTGTTGCCCCACCAGCAGTATTGGTTAAGGAGAGTGCCTGTTTTGTAATGAGTCCTCCTCCCTCCACCGTTATTAGTCCCGAAGTCGTGGAACAGGTTAAGCAGAAACTTAAGGAAGAAAAACTTGCCGAACAAAAGCAAAAGAAGCGTGACTATCAGCGTGAATATATGCGTGAATACAAGAAGGATGTTCCTGTTGATGAGGGCGACAAACTCAAGAAAAAGGTTAAGCGTTCTTTAAGTGGAATTGACCCTGCCATTTTGAAACCCATCTTGGACGAGATTTTAGCAGAAAAGTAAATAGGTTTTAGTTATTGTTGTTTAGTAATAATAATAACTAAATTGCGTAAAGTATTTAGAAATAATATAATAACAGTATATATAAAATGGAATGTGTAGCAATTCAGATTAGCGATTTCGCCGAAAATAATATAGCAGTAGAAGCAACGGTTATAGAAACGGTTGAATTCACCTACAAAGAACCAGTAGATTATTGTATTATTAAAAGAGAATGGTTTGACGAGGATGTCATTAAACATCTATTAAATGACACCCGATTCAACAAACAAGACCGACAACATTTATCCAATTATAACAAACACCGAACAAGTGGGTCTCAAATAAATACCCAATACAGTTTTGGTAAGGGTTGCGAGGAATTAAAACTCGGCAGGTTATTCCCCAACGATGGTATTGGTCTCCAATCCTTTCGGTTTGATATGAGAAATCCGTTGGCAAAGAAATATTATTGGGACACCGATATTGCTAACGCCCACTATCAGATTGCTCTAAAATGGGCGATGGATTACGAATTAAAATGTGACTGTATTACCGAATATGTTAATAACCGAGAGGCAAAGTTGGCACTGGTCTCCAACAATCGCAAAAAAGCAAAAACCGAATTTTTAAAAGTGTTGTATTTGGGAGACGTTAAATTATATTCTCAAACCTATAACGAGATTGAAGGTGATGTTAGTGAAGAAGGTTTCGCTTTCTTAACCAAGTTAAAAAAGGAAGTAGAAACTCTTGCCTTAACCGTTTGGGAAAAGTTCCCACATCTCCATTCTTTAAAGACTGGCAAGGAGCGTAAGATGATAAAGAACAAACCCAATCCCAAAGCGTCGCTAATGTCGCTATTATTCCAAACAGAAGAGCGTAAAATGTTAATGGTATGGGACTCATATCTCTATTATATGGGGAGAAATTTAAGTGTGTATATTCACGATGGAGGATATGTTCTTAAATTGGAAGGCGAAACATCTTTTCCCAGCGATTTATTAATTAGTGGAGCAGAAGCAATCTTAAAATTCACAGGTTACAAAGTGAAATTAGAACAGAAGGAAATTTCCCACGATTGGACTCCTCTAAAACCCGACAACTCGGCATATTTGAACCTGAAAACCGAATTTGAAAAGCATTCTTTTTTGTTGTCCCATCAAATCGTAACTCTGATGTCAAACGGCAAATTGGAATATTTAAAAGTTGCGGAGGCGAAAATTAAATACGCTCCTCTCAAATTTTTTGAATGGAACGAGGAAAAAGAGCGGACAATTGAAGTCAAATTTATTGACCGTTGGATTGAAGACCCTGACCGTCTTTTCTACGAGAATGTCGGGTTCTATCCTTGTATTTCACTTTGTCCTCCTAAAACTTACAATCTTTTCAGAGGATTTAACGCCGAACAATACCGTCCTGAAACGCCTTTTACAAAAGAAAGAATTGAAGAGTTGATTGCCCCGATTATATATCACTACAATCTGCTTACCAGCGGTAACTCCGATTTTATTCTAAAATATTTCGCAAATATTATCCAGTTTCCTCATATTAAACCCGATTTGGCAATTCTGAACCGAGACGAAAGCGGGTTGCTAAACGAGGGCGGTGGAACAGGTAAGAATCTCGGTTACGAGTGGTTTGGTAACGAAATCTTGGGTGAGGAATACACTATTGTCGTAGGAGATAATGATATGTTATACGGCAATTTTAATTCGCAATTTGAGAATAAATTGCTGGTTTTCGTAGAAGAAGCAGAAGGGTCAGCAAATTTCAAAGCACAAGACAAATTGAAGTCCAAAATCAGTCAGAGAAAAATAAACGTAAATAAAAAAAATGTCGCCCAGTATGAATTGTTTGATTTCGCAAGGTATTTGATGGCAACAAACAACCTCAACGCTTTACCTATCCGAATGGGTGACCGAAGATGGGGTGTATTTGACGTTGATAGTAGAAAAAGGGGAAATGTAGAATATTTTGAAAAACTGGTAGAAACTTTGGGAAAGTCCGAAGTAAAGTGGGCGTTCTATCAGTATCTTAAGACCCTACCTACTCACAGTAGTTCTGCCAAATGGGCGAAGGAAGTCCCTATTACACCTGCTTACAGGCAAATAAGACAAATAAATTCGCCCCTCCATCTGAAATGGATTGTTAGTTGTTTGGAAAACGGCAACTTGGAAAGCGGTCAGTCCGTTTCAGAACTTTACGCCCAATTCAAGTGTTGGACGGAAAAGAACAAGAAAAATAACGAGGTTATTAGTCAGATGGTTTTCGGGTCTCTTTTGGTAGATGCTGACGCTGATGCTGATTACGCCGTCACTCTCGGAGCAAAACGTAAGTCAAACGGTCTGATGATAATGAACTGGAATTACAAAGGTTTAATAGATGGACTTAAAAAACTCTATTTATTAGACGAAGATTTTACTTATAAACAATCGGGGGTCTGTCTTTTACCCGTAGGGGGAGAAAGCGAATCCAAAGATTAATATTATTTTTTCTTGGGTTTTTCATCATCACTACTATCGTCGTCGTGACAGTTAAGAACGAAACATTCCTTATCACTCATCACCGACATTTTTGCTCCTTTTGAAATAGTAACCCACCTACTATTTAATTTTTTGATTCTTTTGATTTGGTCTTTATCCAAACCAAAATAATTATCCAACAAGTATTTCATCGCTTTCCCTCCAAGACCGTTGGGAAAAATGGTGACGGATTTACACTCGTTCAGGATTCGTCTTGTATCCAATCCGTTACAAGCAAGATGGGATGTATAAACCACCTCCGTATTAAAGTGACGACCCGTCTCTAAAATAGCATTCAAAATGCCGTCTATTTTCTTTTTCAGTTGCTTATTTTGTAAGCAATCCGTATCATCAAAAATAACCAAACTATCTTTGAAATCTCCCGCTTGAATATCGTCTCCGAAAAATGCGGGTTCGTGAATTTTAATTCGTTTGATATATTTGAGTTTGTCTATTGATGGGTCATCCCTCAAACTGGAAATGATGTAAATTTCCCTCTTGGGATAGATGCGGTGGTATTCCTCTGCGTATGCTCTCGTGTAGTAACTTTTACCCGACCCCGACGCCCCTGTTACATACCGAATGCTACGCTCTACATTTTTATCGGGTATCGGTTGGAATTTCAGATTCGGTTTGTCTTTTAGTTTGATTTCTTTAAAAGGACTCTGTAAATCTTTTGTTTTATCCGTAATATAAAGTGTTTTCCATTTTTTCTTGTCTTTTTCTTCGGTATTTTCCACCAGTGCCAGTATTTGTCCTTCTCCTTCAAAGTTCATCTTATATATAGTTAGCAAGAAAATCTTTTGAATAATCGTTGATTTTTTTCAAAAAATAATCTTTAAGTGTGATAATATCTGTTAAAGCAGATTTTTCTGTAATCTTATCTATTTCTGCGAAAATTTTTTCGCTAAATGGTATCTCAAAAACAGACGATAACTGCTCTTTGATGAACTGTAAATTCTGACTTATCTCAATCCATTTCGGTTTCCTAAAATCCTGTGTAAGAACCTTCTCTAAAATCTCAAGTTCTGACCTTATTTTGTTTAAATATCCCACTTGCCCGTTAAAAAAATCTATCATCTGTTCCACCTGTTTTTCCTTGTCTCCTTCTATCAGATACAACGAAAATAACCGCTTGAGTGCTTTGAATTTATTTTTTGTAGAGTAATATTGAATATCCTCTTGGAACGATTTTTCTATATCTTGTTTAGTAGGGTTCGCAGGATAATTGCTCTTGCCATTTTTCATTTTTATATAATAATTTTCACTTACTTCGGAGAATTGGTCTCCCACTTTTTTAATAAGGTCTATTTTAATGATGGCAGGGTCAAGCAGACAATCTACAAAGTCTTTGTAAGTCCCATCTATTAATTTTATTTTACCCTTTTCTACATCTTCGGGTTTCCAGCGTAAAACAAACAACGACCGAACCAAGTCCATTTTGGTTTCCCCCGTCGCCTTTGTAATTTTTGATTTCAAACCCTTTGGTATAAGCGGATTTTTCAGATATTCTTTGATGGATTTTGCCGAATAGTCGCCTTCGTAGAGCAGTCTTTCATCTTGTCCGCATTTAAAGTCCGTTATATAAATAGACTCATCTTTTTCGGCATCCTTGAAAGCATTTTGAAAGTGTTTTAAGATACAATTAGGGCACTCGTATAATACTGTTTGAACGTCGTAGTCACTTCCGTATAGCGTGGAGCGTAACGAATTTGACCCAATCAATTTATATTTACCCTTTACCGCAAAACGCTCTATTAAATTCCCGACGGCGTTATTAATTTGGTTTTCTTTTTTTTCTTGGAGCATTTTATTATATAATTAGATTATATAATGATGGAAATTTTAGAAATGGTTAATAGTCCTAAATCCAATAAACGATTCCGTATTGTAATTAGTATAGATGGTAAGATAAAAAATTTTGATTTCGGGTCTCCTACGGGTTTCACCTTTATTGATGGAGCAAGTGAGACCGTCAGGGACAATTTCAGGAAACGTCATTTGGCGAACCCTACTGAAAAAAAAAGAATAGAGGGTTATATACCATCTGCCTCTTTGTTCGCCTACCGAGTCTTGTGGGGCGATAGTCAAGATATTTTTGAAAATTTGGTGACTCTAAACAAAAGATTAATGGGTGCGTAGTTTAGGCAAAAATCTAATATAATTATATTTTAAAAATGGATAAATCTGAAAAAGAAATTTGGGACAAATTAAAGCGTGAGGATTGTTTTCCTTTTATAGAACAATACTATCAGAGCATCGGCAGGACGAATCCTCCAAATTATAAAGAATATTCGTTACACGAGTTAAAAAAATGCCTCCAATTGTTTAACATTCATTTAGCAAAAGAGGAAAAAAAAATTTAATATTATTAATTAATTAATCTAAATTTATTTTATAAATACAATATATATAAAATGAGTTCTTTAATCGGCGAACACTATTGGGTTATTAATGGATATGATGCTGAACCTCCTATTGAGGAGCAGATTGCTATTTGTAAAGAGGAAATACAAAATTATAAGGATAAACAAGAATACGCCAAAGAGGCGTGGGAACAAGCAGATTGGGAAAATCAGGAAAAGTTATATGAATTTTGGTTATATAAGAATATGGAATTTTATTGGGAACGTGTCCTCAAAGTATTAAGTGAATTACCTGTGGATAACAAAGAACCGTCTATTACGGAAAAGAACCCGAGTTACAAGAGTTCAAATGGTTTTTAAGCGAGTCCAAATCGCCCTACGTTGTCGCCCTTTGTAAAATCGGCGAATGTGCTGAAAGTCCTGTCTCCACTTAACCAGCAAATAATTAGTTTATTGTCGTGTTTTAATCCGATTGAACCGAATACCACCTTACCACCGCACCGTTTCGCTCTTACCGTAGCGTTATACATACAGGACAACCCAGCGTCCTCCATATCGCCGTAACACTCATCCAATAGAGTCAGCGAGGTCTCGTAGTCCCCAGTAAGGGACTTTATACAATCTTTTATTTTTTTTGCCATTATTGCGTTGGTGAGGGCATTCTCACACTCGTAGTAGTCTATTTTTCTGTTTTTTATTTTTAGTGCTTCTCGGCACTTATTCTGACCCAAGTCACTATTATCCCAAATCGTTCCATCGGGTCTTACGCACCAAAAGTGACCGTTCAATTTGGCATCTCCTCCGAATGGATTGGGTATATTTACAAATCTTGAAAATGCCTCCCTTAATTGAGGTTTAGTTAATCCTAATGAGTTGTTTTCGTTTAATTGGAAAGGCATCTTTGAGAATGTGGTTGTTGTTTTATTTTATACTTTTATTTTATTGGCGGAAAAATATTTCAATTTTTTTTGTTAATTAAGGAAAAATGAAAATACTTAAAAATTATTTTGGAGTTTATACCTTTGTAAAAAAAGTCCAAAAAAAAGTTCAATTTTACGTAAAAAAAGGGGAATATCCCCCTTTGTCTTATAATTAATTAAATTTAATAAAATTTTATACGAATACAAGTTTATATATATATTTACTCTCTATCTCTTAACCAATCGGGAATGCCAATTTCAGGTCTTGAATAATGATATGTATGATAATTAGTTTCTCCATCACCCCTTACCTCGTAACCAGTATTATATTCTCTGTATTTATTGATTTCTACCTGATATTTATTGTAACTTATCCGCCCTGCTACAAACGCCTTTGCTATTTTTGTATCTACAATTTCCTTAAACAATCTGTTAATATTCTCCTTTTTTACGTATTTAATAAATTCTTGTCTTTTTTTCTCAAACGCCTTTTCCAATCCCTCTGTAACTGCTTTAGATGTTTGTAGGTGACCTTTTGAATCGTCTATAAATGCTTGGTCTATTATTTTTTTGTAAGCGTCATATCTTGCCGTCATCTTTTTAGTTTTCTGTGGTTCAAACAGAGGCGATGGGACTTTCACACCTTTACTGTATTTGCGTCCTGTTATCAAATCAAATTCCTCCTCTACTTTCTTATCTAATTTGCTCCCACTTTCGTATTTTTCTGCCTCTATTAAATATCTTTCAATACCAGTTTGAACCGAACCACCTGCCGAACTTATACCAAAATCCTTGAAATAGTAGCAGTCGTGGCACTGCCAAATCTCATCTACACCCGCTGTCCTACAAACTTGTAGTTTATTTATTTCCTTTAATTTTCCTTTCCAGTTTCCATATTCACCTACCTTTGCGTTTAAATATCTGTCTAATTCGTCTATTGTGGTTATTTTTAGCGGTCTGATTGGTCCTATTGGGACTCGGTGGTCTCTGTAATCTCCGTGCCTCCATACTGTCTTTTCTTTGTCATCTATTGACCTTTTTTCAAAATCAAATCTCTTGTAATATAACCTACCTCCACACTCTGCCTTTTTCTTGGAACAACTCATACACTTTTCGGGTCTCGGAATGAGGAAATCCTTAATTTCTCCCCAAATGTCCTCGCAGAATCTAACTTGCTTAATTATTTTAGTCTCCATTTTATTATTATTTGCGTTTAGATTATTTGGTTCTAAAAAGTTCAATTTTAAATGTTTTGCGAATTCTAAATTTTAAATTTAGCGTTTTAATTTATTTTATACAAATATTTTAAAGCGTAAAAAATATTTCAATTTTTTTTGTTTATTATAAAAAAATAAAAATAATTGAATTCACTACGAATTTATTTGTCTGAATTTATTTAATTTTATTTAATTTTATTTAATTTGACGAACGACGAACTGCCAAATAAAAAAGGGAATATCCCCTTATTATTTTAATTAATTAATATATACAAGGTCAAACAAATTATACAAGGTCTTTATCTTTTATATTTTACTTTCTAAAACAGGGTGTTAATATATATAGGGTTATTCATTCGTCAATCTATTTACTTTTTGTTATTTACTTGGGCGATTGCCTTTGCTCTTGTGGCATCTGCCGATTTTTTTGCTTTTGGTTTCGGTTTTTCTCTTGTTACTGCTCTATCCATCGCCAAAGTTGCTATTCTACTAAAATCTACTGTTTTCATCAATTCATCTAATACTCTTTCAGGTGTAGAAAGGAAATCTGCCACCGAATTATAATTTTCTCCTCCCCACTCGTAGTGGTATCCGACTCCGTTATTTTTCTTGAATCCAAGAGAACCAAATACTAATTCTCCTCCCCTCTCGTGTATTTCCAAAATACAATTCTGAAAGCAACAACTATACCTTACATCAGGCATATTGGCAAATAAATTCCAAAATTTAAACTCCTCCATATTCTCATCCCAATCGTCGCTTTCAAGGACCGACGAAAACGCTTTCTTAAACATCTGTGTCATTATTTTCTGTGTTATTACGGGTGCGGGGATATAGTTCTTTTCTGTTCCGCATTTCCAAGTGCGTCTTATCTCGGCAAATTCTGCGGGGAAATCCCAATCTATTATTTTGCCATCTCTTACAACCCAAAAGTGCCCGTCTATCGTGGGTAAGGGAATCACTTTCTTTTCGGGGGTCTTTCTAATCATACTATCAAAAGTCTTTTCAATTTGAGATTGGGTTGCCATTTTAATTTTATACTTTCTGTCTGTGACGAATTATCGTTTCAATTTTTTTTTGAAAGATAATTAAATTGTAAATACTGAAAATTTATTGTTTTATATCTTTATTATTTTTACAAAAAAAAAGTTCAATTTTACGCTTTTTTCGTATTATAAAAAGTCAATATCCATATCCTCTATCTTTCTTTTGTTTTTTTTAAATAAAATAGAAATAGTAATAGTAAGGAATAGGGAAGATAGGGAGGGTTAGAGTAAGGATAGTGAGAGTTAGGGAGGGTAGGGAGACCTTGAGTAGGAATATAGAGAATTAGGGAGGGTAGGGAGGGTTAGAGTAGGAAAAGGAGAGTTAAGGGAGGGAAGTTGATAGAAAGGGTCGTTTTTGAAATGAAAAACGAAAAGTCATACGAGCACTCGCACGGTTTTTCGTTTTTTTCTACGCTGATTTTTTGGGGGGGTCAGGTCTCCCTGCCCTCCCTGAATTTTATTTATTTTTTGATTTTAAATAAAATTGATTTAAAAATTGCCTAAATAAATAAATGTAATTAGACAATAAATATACTAAAAACCACTTAAAAGTAAAATCGTAACAATATATAACAAGATGAACGCCGAACTAACAACTATTTTTGAGAATGTTTATACCCGAACTGTTTGGGGAGATTTCTATACTAATTACAAAGATGCCACACAAACCCAACTTGTTAAAAAGATTTTGGAAACTAAAAACGAATTAAAAGGAATAAAAGCAAAAGGCGGTTACGATAGAATGAACTACGCAAAACACATATTCTATCACACATTTTGGAACAAAGAAACGGAGGAATTTGAGACTCCTGCTTGTCTGAAACGCCACAGCACACATACGATGATAACAAAAGCGGGAAATTATAGAAAGGAAACGGGCGATGATTACGATAGATGGAAAGATGAGGCGATGTCATTCATTTTGACATATTATCGCCGTTGTTTAGCGGAATTAAAAATTGTTGAGGAACACTATAAATTAAGGAAAAGTGAATTGGAATTAGAGCAGAAACAGTCACACCAAATACACGCCAACGAAAAAGTAAAATGTCCGTTTTGTAGTGCGGAATTTTCAAGAACAAATTTAGCGAGACACAAGAGGACGAACAAAACTTGTTTAGAAATACAAACGAAAACAACAGAAATATAATAAATTGTTATTTTATAAATGTCTTGGAAATCGCAAAAAGATAATACGCTTGGTTTTATTCCGATTTTTTCTGTTCCTGCCAATCCAGCAGTTGCTGATGGAGTATTAACAACTCTCTTGGATAGTGGTCCGATACCCGCAGGAACATATATCCTCGTTGTAAATGGAGGTTTAGCGGTCGGTGATTTTGATGAGGTAAATCTGTTGTTATACTTTACGGGACAAGTAGCACCTTTGAGTCAGATGGGATTTACGGCGGTTCAGAGTGCCACATTTGGTCCGTTGGTATCGGCATTTAAAAGTGACGGAACATCTGAATTCACAGTAGAAATATTAGGACAGTTGGCAACGGGGGCAACTTTTACTACGACCGCCCTCCAAGTCCAGTTAATTAAACTTATAAATTAAATAGTTTTTTAGATATTATTATCACTAAATAACAATATCTAAACGCCTGTTATATCTTGATTTTTGCTCCATTTTTTTTACGCAGTAATAATATAAATGGCAACTAAATCATTACAAGGATTTAAGGGAATCCCAATCCCGATTGGTTCTCTATCATATTATTCGGGCAACGCAAGTATTCCTCACACTTACCTCCTCGCAGATGGGAGTGCTTTGTCAAGGACAGATTATCCCGAACTGTTTAGTGCTTTCGGAACAAGTTACGGTGCTCCAAGTGCCACGACATTTTCTTTGCCGAATCTGATAACATCTCCGTATTTAGAAGGAACTAACGTATTTAACCCTACACCCAACCCAGTAAGTCTCCCGACCTCATCGGCAATCACACTCGCTCAAAACAATATGCCGTCGTTGTCGGTAGGTAATTTTGCGTTCCAAAGTTGGAGTCTTTTCGCATCAATTAACGGTAATAGTTGGTATCACAATTCAGGACCGAGAGCATACGTTGTTCCACTGACGGCAAACAACGCAGTAAAGGCAGACAGTAGTGACGTTAGTAGTTACAGCGGTTCTGCGAGTTGTGATATTGGTTTTCAAGGAGCGAATGCCCCATTTACTCCTACTTTAAGTTCGGCATCCACTTTAGACCCTGCTTTTATAACTTTAGTGCCGATTATTAAAGCATTTAGTCATTTTTTGCCCGTTGAAACTCCGCCCGTAGATACGTCACCATCGCCTTTCGTAGTGACACCAGCGACACAGGCGTATTATCCTCCTGCTCCTCAAATTCAGTATTCAGCAGATTCCAATTTAAGTGGTTTCATTCCTCAATTTCCGCCATATTGGAGTTAATTATTTTAAAATAGTATTGTATAAGATGTCAGCAAAATCCACACAAGGTTATCAAGGTTATCCTATTCCAGTAGGAACAGTTATTTTATACGCAGGAGAAGTCGTCCCTGAATTGCCTGTAAATTATTTAATATGCGACGGGTCTATTAAGCAACAGTCCGTTTATCCCGAATTGTTTTCGGTGATAGGAACGACTTACGGGTCATCAGGAGCGGGGACTTTCAGAGTCCCTAATTTGATTAATCTGATTCCGAAATGTTCTAACGTAGCGGGAACATCAAGTCTCACGCCGACGGGAGGTATAGTCGTCAATCCATACACGCTACTTAACGCCAATTTACCAACTATTGCTGGAATGCCACTATCTACTAATATTAACGGTAGTTTTACACAAGGTAGTAGTTCCACCGTTGAAGATGACGTAGATACTGGAGGAGCGTTCCCTGATGAATACCCGATGACAAGTTGGAGCGAAACAAACGTCGTTTCAATAACCGAAAATTCGCCACCAGTAGTGAATTACACCCAACCTGCTCTTGCCCCGATTAATTTTACAGTAACAGGACAAACAACTTTCCAAGTCCCGACTTTAGCGATGTGTTACATTATAAGATATTCAAACTTAATTTTTTAAAAAGTATATATATATAAATGTCGCAAAAAAACGTTTCAGGATATAACGGATACCCGTTACCAGTTGGTGCGGTAATTCCAACATTCGCAATAAATGCTACAGCGGGTTACCTGCTGTGTGATGGGGCAACCTATTTGACAGCAGATTATCCGCAATTAGCGTCCGTTTTACAAGTTATTTACGGAGGAGTTCTCGGTTTAAATTTTGCTGTCCCAAATTTAGTAAATCAATTTGTAGAGGGTTCAGCAACAAATGCGAATGTAATTACACCTGCGTCAGCGGGAGCGTTGGCAATTGATTTCACACTAATAGAGGCGAATATACCAAGTTTCGTCACAAATACGTCTGCCAATTTCGTAGGAGGCGGAACAACAGACCTCCACAATATTATTACATCAAATAGTAGTCAAGCGACAACGGGGGGTTCTCCGACATCAACCTTTTTAGAAGGTGTAGGACCAACGGCATCCACTCCTCCATCGGTGAATTTGTCATCAACCGTAGTAAGTGGATACGTAGGAACGAATGACCCAGTATCAGCACCAGTAGTAGGGTCGCCACTACCAGCGGGGTATTCGGTGAGATACCTAATTAAGGCGGATTACGCATTTTAGAAAATAAATGTATAAATAATCTGTTTGTATATTATAAATGTCGCAGTTTAATCTTCAGAGAAACGCCGTATCAGCAGACCAAATTTATTTTGATTTAACGGTCACCAATTTTCAGAATACTAACACAAAACCCCAACCGTTTTACTATAACGAGCAACGAACCTTACCATTCGTAAGTGTCCCCGAAGATTATTATATGTCTATTTTGAGATTTACCGTTGAAACGGGAACGTTACCGTTATTTATACCGAGTATTCAACCAGCGTCACAACAAGGAGGAGTCCCACCGTATGATGTAAATTTGACTATTTATTCGGCAACTCTTCAATATACAGACCCATTAACAGGTATAACCTATACGTCACAAAGTTTCGTAGAGTGGATACCCCAAGACACATCGGCATTTGTCCCTGCTTCACTCGGCACAAATGGAGTTCAGATTAACGACGCTGGATACTATAATTGCTATTCTTACACTTATTGGAATTACCTTGTTTGGGTCGCCTACCAACGTGCCTTTGGTTATTTAGGACAAGTCCCTTACGGAAACGCAAATTTGTCTTTGTCCCAACAATTGTTTAACGCAGGTGTAGCAAATCCAGCGACTTATCCCCCATTTGTAAGTTGGGACAGCACATCAAATACGGCGGTAATAACTGCCGAATATCCTTATTGTATAAATCAGTTAGTAGGTGTAAATGCTATTGGTATTTATATGAATGCCCCGTTGTTCCAATTATATAACTCTTTCCCCGCAAGATATTTAGGATATCAAGGGGTTACTGATGGTAAGAATTATCAGATAGAATTGGCGAATGTAGGAGGACTCAATTTAACGAAAATAAGTGTGCCGAATAGTCTTCCAGCGGTGTTTTGGACGGGATATTATATAACCCAAGAATATCCTACGATAGAGAATTGGTCGCCTATTTTAGCAATAGTTTTCGTATCAAATACTTTACCAATCCAACCAAATAACGTTTCTACACCAGTCGTTTATAATAATAACGAGGTAATTGCTTTTGGAGGCAACAACGCCGATACTGCCAATATTATAACAGATTTGGTGAGTGATACTGGAAATTACCGTCCATCTTTAGTATATTTGCCCCAAGCACAATACCGATATGTAACTTTATACGGAAATCGTCCTCTTTATAATTTAGACCTTTCAATATTTTATAGAACTAAAACAGGACAATTAATACCTTTTGCCTTGAATTCGGGAGGTTCGGTGACCGTTAAATTTGCCTTTATTAAGAAAAACACGACATATTAAATATTTTTCCAATTTTATTTTATTTAGTAATAATATAAAATGAGTGACTTTAAAACTGTTCTTGTCAAAGATAGTGTAATCGGTGATATTACCTCCGACCTTGATTTTGCCGTTAAGTCGGGAGCGTCCCAAACAACCTACCAGCGTTTTCCTTCCACTTCCGCATCCAATTCTGCCCTTATTTTTAATATCCAAGTTCCAAGTGAAAACGTCGTAATTGACCGAGCAGTCCTTTTGACTTCGGGTCTTACATTTACCTTGAATATTGGTAATACTGTTGCTACCCAAGTTCCCAACACACTCTCCGCTTTTGATTACGGTCTAACTGACTCCCTTCAAGCGTTCCCTTTGAATTCCCTTTTCACTACCGCTACCGCTCAAATTAACAATACTACGGTTACGATGAATACCCAAGATGTTTTGCCTTCCCTTTTGAGAATGAACGACAGTAGGGAACTTTACAGATATAACAGTATGACTCCCTCCCTTCCCGACCAAGCATACGGTGCTTACGCTGATGGAGTGGGTGCTGGTAACAATCCTTTAGCGGGTTACGATAATGCTTCTTACGATATAGACCAAGTCCCAAGAGGTGCTTTCCCCGCCGTTGTTACTATTGAGAGATACGTAAATGGTGTCTTTACTGATAATTCCCCCATCTCAACTGGTGCTACCAATTCTTGGGTTGTAACCGTTGAAACTGTTATTACTGAACCTTTGATTTTGTCTCCTTTCATTTTCGGAAACCCTGAATACAATTGTCAAGGTCTTTTAGGAATTAACAATATGACTTTGACCCTCAATATTGACGCCCAGTGTAAGCGTTTGTTCTCTACTGCCAATCCTTACATCTCTGCGATTACTTTAGGCACTCCTGCTTCTCCCAACGGTTTCACTACCGCTTCCCCCATCGGTATTGCTTCTCAACCTTCCGCTCCTGCTCTTCTTCTTAAGTTCCTTTCTACCCAACCCAGCGACCTTATTCAGACGAAGAACGTAGTGCCATATATGGACTTCCCAAGATACTTAACCAGTAGTGCGAATCAACCTACCATCCTTTCTTTAGGAAACTCTCAATTGACTTCTTCCAATTTACAAATCAATCAAATCCCCGATTTGTTTATTATTAACGTCAGAATCCCGATGTCTCAACAGCGTTGGTATAACACTTCTTCTTTCTTAACCATTAATAATATCAGTATCAACTTGAATAACCAGTCGGGTCTTCTTTCGTCTGCTTCCCAGTATGACCTTTGGAGAATGTCTATTAAGAACGGTTCTACCCAGTCTTGGTTGGAGTTTAGCGGACAAGCATCCGTTGTTGCTTCCGCAACTGGTGAGGGTGACTTGGTTGCCACAACTGGTTCTCTTTTGGTTATCAACCCTGCTTACGATTTGTCTCTACCCGACTACATTTCTTGCGGTTCTCTTGGTAACTACAATTTCCAGTTCCAAACATCGGTTACTAACCAGTTTGGTTTCTCTATTACCCCCGAAATCATTATTATTTGCGTAAATAGTGGCATCTTTACTACACAGTCAGGAGTGTCTGCTATCTATACTGGTATCCTCACAAAGGAGATGGTTTTAGCGTCAAAATCGGGTTCTCAAGCGTCAGCGATGACCTCCGCAGAGGTTTCAAGAATGGTTGGCGGTAAGATGTTGAACGGTGCTCTAACTGCTATTAGAGGAATGAGAAAGCACACAAGAGGAATGGCGATGGGTGCTGGTCCTTCAAGTGGTGGAATGAATCCCAGCGGTGGAGTTCATTCAGGAGGTCGCTTGAAAAAATATTGTTAAGCAACAACCTTTTACTTTTTACTTTCTAAAACAGGGTGTTAATATATAGGAGATTCATCATTCGTCAATTGAATAAAAGTTTATATATTTTATTTATTTATAATATATATAAAATGCCACAAGCGAATATAACCTACGATGTTCCTTACAATCAAAATTTGGTTAAAATTTTGGCAGAAATGGACGAAAAACACTGGAGGAAAGCGGGAGATGCGTATGCTCCCACGATGTTTAGCGAAAAATTGGGAAATTTTCACGGTGCTAAAATTGGAGGCGGGTCACCTGCTAACCAGCAATACGCTTTGAGTGGAAATAGTCCTGCGTATCCTCCTATATCATTAAATAGTGGTCTCGCTGTTAGTTCAGGAGGTGCTTTTTATTCGGGAGTTGATGGTGCTGTTGGCGGTGAATCAAGCGGAGGTAAATACTCTGTTGATAAGTTCGTCAGAGATTTCAAAAAAATTGGCAAATTGGTTAAACCTGTTGCCAAACCTCTTGTAAAAGCACTCACCGATAAAGCGGTCGGTAAAATAACTGGACTCGGTAATCCCAGCGGAGGCAAATACTCGGTTAGTAAGTTTGCCAAAGATTTCGGAAAGATTGGAAAACTAATTAAACCCGTTGCCAAACCTCTTTTAAAAGCGGTTACGGATAAAGCAGTCAGTAAAATAATCGGAATGGGTAGAACCCCCAAATCATTAATGCGTTTTGAACCTTTGATGGTCGGAATGGGTCTGCCGATGCCAAGAAAGAAGATGGATATAGTAAGTGCTTTAGCACCATTCGGAGCAAAGAAATCCCATTCTCTTAACCGCCTGTTTGAACTTGCTGAAAAGGGCAAGGAGGGTGGCAAATACTCGGTAGATAAATTTGTCAGAGATTTTGGCAAGATTGGCAAGTTGGTAAAACCCGTTGCGAAACCTATTTTAAGAGCACTCACAGACAAGGCAGTTGGTAAAATAACTGGTCTCGGATTGTCTGATATGGTTGAGACTGTGACACCGATGGAGATGTCAGTTTCAAAAGGAAGAGGCAAAAAGGGCGGTAAATACTCGGTTGATAAGTTCGTCAAGGATTTCAACAAGATTGGCAAGTTGGTAAAACCTGTTGCGAAACCTGTTATAAAAGCACTCACAAATAAAGCAGTTGGTAAAATAACTGGAATGGGTGGTGGCAGAGCAAAACGTGCCGAGATAGTTAAAAAGGTGATGGCGGAGAAGGGGATGAAAATGATTGAGGCATCCAAATACGTCAAAGAACACGGATTATACTAATTCACCAAAGTTTAGCAATTATTATAAAAGTATATTATATAATAATGCCTATCTTACGAGACAGTAGTGAATTAAATAGTTTAAACTCCGCAAAACGTATTGTTAATAAATTTAATAAGAAAAATTTTAAGAATAGCGAGGTTTCCCCTGATGTAGGTAGCGTTGCTAAAACAGAGGAAAAATTCAGTAAAGTCCAACAGTTACTTTCTGCCGTTGTAGCAGATGTGTCAAGTTTAACAAATATATTGGGACTGATTGATGTAGCAGAGGAATTGGGAGATGAAGATAAATCGGGAAAAAGGTCTGTTGCTATATCTGTAAAAGAAGTGGCAAAAAAAGGCAGAGAATTATTGAATTTTCTATTTATTATAAAGAGTTTTAGCGATTTCAATTCAACCCAAAACGCCGTAATGGAAGGATTAAGACAAGATTTAGAAACAGCAACGGCAAACGCAGAGGCAGAAGTGGAAGCAATTGCCGACATCAGAATAAACAGTTTTTACTCGGATATTAAAGGTCTGTTACAACGACTTTTACTAACACTTTCCAATTTTATTCAAACACGAAGTGGCAGTCTCCCTTCCGCACCAAGTGGAATTCAACAAGAGAATCCAGTAGTATTACCTGCTCCCGACGCAGATTTAGAAGGTGCTGGTTTCACATTTAGAACAGGAAAAGGTGAAATGGGATATTTACCACAAAGATTTTTATAAAAGTATAATATATAAATGGACGGTGGTAAATTATCAACGGGAGAAATCCAAAAATTATTAAATCAATCCTACGATTCCAAAAAACCAAAAAATGTTGGCGACTTTATTGTTGATAAATCTTTAAGCGGAGAAAGAGTCCAAGTTTATCAGAATAAAAAAACGGGACAAGTAGTGGTAGCACACAGAGGCACACAAGGTATCCACGATATAGGTAACGACCTTAAATACGCAGTAGGAATGGACTTGTCAAATACGGCACGAGTTAAACACGCAAAAGAAATTCAAAAGAAGGCGGAGGCAAAATACGGAGCAGAAAATATAACCACAATAGGTCACAGTTTGGGTTCAAAAATCGCAAGAGAAGTGGGTAAAAAGACAAAGGAAGTAATCCAACTTAACCCAGCATACAATATTCCCGATTCCAAAAAGAAAGCGTCGTCCAAAGAATACACTATCAGAACCGAGTATGACCCAGTCTCTTTTCTTAAACCGATGGACTCAAATACGACCACTATTAAAAGTGAGACCAAGAACCCACTCAAAGAACACACCGTAGATGCTATTGGCAGGATAAGTTCCGAGAAGCAAATAGGTAGAGGAATGAGTCTCCGACAACTCAAATCAATCGCAAAGGGTTTGCCAAAAGAGCAACGAATCCCTCTAACAAAAATAAAAAAGAAGGATTTATACGACCATTTAGAGAAAATGACAGGAGGAGCAGATTACGACCAAATAGGAACGTCAGCACAAATGAGAACATATTTTGGAAAGACAAGCGACGCAAGGAAGATGCTAAATGCGGTTACCCATTCGGCAGATGCGGACGGCAGTAAATACCCGTCTCCTTTTTATAACGTTGGGATGGATGAAGACCCGAATGTAGATATGGTAATCGCACATTTTTACGAAACCTACTTGTATAACTGGTATAAGAAATGGGGCGAAAAAGGAATAGAAAATCCTAACGGAGAAAGCAAATATTGGACGTATAATGAGACAACAGAGAAATACGAACCTACTCAATTGATATCAAAGAAAGGCAACAAATATCCGATGGTAGTTGGTCCTGAAGCAAAAAAAGGTAGCGATTCTTATAATGATATTTTTGGTTTTACCCCTCCCGACAATAGTTACGGTGATGATGAACCGAAGGACTTTACTGACCCAGCGAAAAGAATAACTCTGCGTCAAGCACTCGCATTAAAAAAAGGACCACCAAAATAGTAGTCCCTCATTTTGTTTGATTAATTAAATTATACAAAATACAAATACAAATATACAAATATACATTATATAGCGTCACAAACCTTACAAAACCACTCCTGTTCCTGCTCCTGCTCCACCATATTAGAGTATTTCATTAAACTACCATCTGTATATTTATCTTTACCACAGCAGTCGCAAGTTCGCAATTCCTCCTCATCCTCGTCCTTATCATCTACGCTTTTCATATAACAATCGTAGCATACCTCATCATCAGCATTCTCGTCCTCATCAGGTTCTACCTTAACCTCCCAGTCACACACTTTGTAACAGGTCTCGCAACGGAATTTATCTCCGCTACAAACAGGACACGCATCTATCTCTGACGGATAGTCTTCACCGCACAAATGGCACTGCCACTCCGAGTCCTCCACCGCACCTTGACCGCTGTCCTCCTCGCCATCCGAATCTGACTCTTCGGACTCTGACTCCGACTCATATGTATCAACCCACACTTGATATTTAAATGACCCGACATACAGTCTGAACTGCTCTCCATCAATCTCCAAAAGTTCGCACATATTTTTTATATCTGACGTTAGAACCCAGTTGGCATCAAACCAATTGCCGTTGAAATCGGTTTCCTCTAACAAATCTACAATTTTCTCAAAATGTTTTTCTTTATCTTTTTCTTTCTGATTGTCATACAGTCCTGCTTTATTCATTATCTCGCTAATATCTCGGTAGAATGCCATTCTACTACCGTCTCTGACAAAATCTACAATTGACATCATTTCGTTAAGTTAAGTTAAGATTATTAAGTTAAACTTGGTTATTATTATATTTTATACTCTTCTTTCTTACGCCAAATTTTAATTCAATTTTTTATTTAAAACTAATAAAATCCAAAATACTTAAAATTTATAATTTTATTTTGGAACGACTGAACTTTTTGCTACTCTGTCCTTTGGCACTATAAAACTTTGGTCGGGGTCAAGTTTGATTTTTAATACTTTATAATTTTCGTCTTCAATAGTAATAGTGTTTGGGTGATGGTTATATTTAGTTATTTTGGATGCTACCTCGCAAACTTTTCGGTGTAGGTTAAGTCTAATCAGCATACCCTTACTACTACTTAAAGTAGTGGCAGTCCAACCGCAAGGGCAGTCACAGGTGTAGGATTTGTTACGAACAAAAGGCATCTTATCTTAATTTATTAAGTTGTTGGTTGGGATTTTATATTTATACTTTTATTTTTTTTGGAAAATAACATTTCAATTTTTTTTGTTTATTATAAAAAAATGAAAAAAATAAAATCACTACTAATTTTTTGACGTAAAATTGAACTTTTTTTTTGTAAAAATAATAAAGGTATAAAATCCAAATCCAAATTTATAAATTTTTAGTAAATTCGTAGTGACCTCAATTTAATTAGATTTCAAAAAAAAATTGATTTGAAATCCTCCAAAGAAAAGAAAGTTATAAAATAAATCACAACTCTCTAAAATTGAATTTTTAAAATCCAAATCTCACCAAAGCAAAATAGCAGATAATAAAATGGAATTCATTAACACTAACGCAAAGACCATCTTGTCTTGGTATGCCAAGCAACAATTAAAGGAGGATATATTCAAGGATATCCCAGTAATGGACCGCTCCACAGACAGTATGACAGGTAGCGAGGTAAGTCAGAAAGTATTAGACGACGTAAAATTAGTATTAGGGGCAGAGGCAAAAGGTGACCCCGTCCTCATCACCATCAACCCCATCCTCACCCGTAACCTTTGCTTTTGGAATGTAGCAAAGATGGATATAATCTTAAATAAAACAAGTAAAAAATATGAAAGGGTGCTTGGGTTCAATATAACCAGTTGCCCTTGCGGAAAACTATACACATTAGAATTACACGCAGTATTACAGGTAATCGCCACAGGCGACTATATAGATTTGACGACGGATTTCGGGGGTTTGACCGAAAAGTGGTTCATCCCAATCCAGTTTGACTACGACACCTCCGCCATTAGTAACTTAAAAAAATTGGGTAGCACATTTTGGAACAATACTACAAAGAAACACAGTTGTCGGAAAATGATAAGGGGCAGATTAGCAGAAATAACTTGGTGTCCTCCTTGCTCTTTCACAAACCAAACCAGCGGTGATAGGGAGGCATTTAAAATGAACGTAGGGATGGCAAAGTGCCCGTTCGTAACCATTTGGTAAATAAAAAAAAATATATATTTTGTATAACCTTGTATTTGTATAAACTTTTAACTTAACTTAATTAAACTTAAGGGGGATACTCCCCTTTTTTTTATTTTTTTGACTTTTTTTATTTTTTCTGATAAACAAAAAAAATTGAAATATTTTTTGCCAAAATAAATAATCGTATAAAATATAAAATCCGAAATTATAAATTTTAAGTAAATTAGTAGTGACTATAATTTTATTAGTTTTCAAAAAAAAATTGAAACGCTAATTCCCAAAAAAAAGAAAGGTATAAAATATAACAACTTAACAATCTTAAGATGACTGACTACACTATTGACTTACACTTTTGGACTACCGAGAATGGTAGAATAGTAGATAAGACTCTTTCACAAACCGAGATGATATACCGTAGTGAGATAAGAGGGCAGTGGGTATATTTGCCCTACCCCAAAGAAACAACAGACAGGATAGTATCGGAACATATAGCAGACATCACCGCCAGTTTGGAGAAAAAAGGTAGAACATTAGACCAAGCACTAAAAAATGGCAGAGGAGGTAAGAACGACGGGGTATTAATGTGTTTCCCATCGGCGTATTGTTACGCAAAGGAAAATGCTGGAGCAGAGATACAGAGCGGATGCTTTGGATATATTGACGAGGATGGACTTGTTAAATGGTTATTCGGTCACCCCGATAACGACGAAAAAGATTGGAGACACCACGAGAGCGACCCGATAATAGACTATCGCACAGACCCAGCAGAACTGGTAGGACTTATAAGGAGCACCCACTTTGGAGTGAAACCAGTATTAATCTGTAAAGAGACAGGTAAGAAAGCAAAACCGAACGACAAATGTCCTTGCGGTAGTAGTAAAAAATATAAAAAATGTTGCGGATAAATATATATTTGTATTTGTATAAACTTTTAACTTAACTTAATTAAACTTAAGGGGGATACTCCCCTTTTTTTTATTTTTTTTACAAAAAAAAAATTGAAATTTTTTGTAAAATTGAACTTTTTTTATAAATTTTTAGCATACCACAATTTAATAGTTTTCAAAAAAAATTGAAACGAATTTTTCCAAACCAAAGATAGATATAAATATAATTAAACTTAACAAGTATCAACTTAACTTAACAGAATGACCGAAATTATCGTAGCAAAGTTAGACAGACAGAGACAGACTCTGCCCGTATATCAGATGGCAAAAAAGAATAACTTTTACGCAGAGCAAGTATATCAATTCTTGTTTAGAAAGTTATCCCCCGACAATCCCCTATCCTCGCTCCCCGAATCCATCCAACGAAAACTGACAGGCGGGTCAAGTGGATTCTCAAAATACGACAAATACGAATTTCAATTACGACTATTGAGACGAGGAACGACGCTGGTAGGGTTCGCCCTTTGGAACTACCCAAGAGAAAATAATGGTAAGTGTTGTTTGGAGTTCTTACTTATAGATGAGACCGAACAAGGTAAGGGTTACGGTAAGATATTGATGGACGATTTTATAAAGTGGGCGGACAAGAATAGACCCCACGTCCTTATCCAAATTCCCGCAAATGACGAAAGATGTAAGCACATTTATAGTAAATATGGTTTCACTCCGAAACCGAATCCGAAAGATACTCCCGAAATTGTTGATTGGGAAAGAAAACCTGTATAAAAATATATATTTGTATAAACTTTTAACTTAATTTAATTTAAAAAAAAATAGGGGCACTTTGCCCTTTTTTTGATTTTTTTGATTTTTTTGACTTATTCAATTTTATTTATTTTTCAAAAAAAAATTGAAATACTTTTTTTACGAAAAATGAAAGATATAAAAATAAAACCAAGACCAAGAAATCTTAACGAATTAAAATAAAATGAATCACGCTAACAACAAGATAGTATGGGACAAACATTTTGCCGACGTGGTAGTAGAATTTGGCAAGATGAAAAATGCCGAATTATACAAATATATTGGTGACACCAATAGACACCCACCCAACCATCCCCTTTGGAAAAATAGCACTAAAAAAAGAATGCTGGAATATCTTGCTACGGAAAGATTTATAACAACAGTCATTACCGAAACCAAGCATCAGACTTGCGAGACTTGCGAAACCTGTGACGAAACAGTAAAATTAAACGAAAAGAGTAACTCCTATTGGTGCGAGAATTGTGCCGAACAAATCCCTTGTCCTGACTGCGGTTGCTGGTATTTTGAGGAGGACGGCGAATTCTGCGGTAATTGTATTGATAACCAAGAAATAAATGGAATCTGCTTTGAATGCGGTGTAGAGGGTAAGTTTATAGGTAGAGAGGGAGATGACTGGTGTTGCGTTGATTGTTCCAGTATATAAGACGAATGAATAACCTTTATTATATTAACACTCTGTTTTAGAAAGTAAAAAGTAAAATGTATAGACCTTATAAAATTTGTTTGACCTTGTATTTTATAGTATAGTTTAATTAATCAAAAAAATAAGGGGGGTATTCCCCTTTTTTATTGTTAGTCGTTCGTCAAAATAAATAAATTAAATTTAAGTTTTTTCATTTTTTTATAATAAACAAAAAAAATTGAAATATTTTTTACCAAAATAAATAAATGTATAAAATAAATCAAAACACGTAAAATTGAAATTTAATTTGGCAAAACTATCAAACGCAAAATCAAAACAATATTAACAAGAATGTCACAATTTCACGGAAACACTACTATCGCATCAACCTATACTCCTCCCGAGACATCACAGGAAATGTTATTGTCTCTTTGGACGGGACAAGTCACACTACACGGATATAACACTTATAATTTAATATTACAAACAGCAGAGGGACTGTTATACACTACCACCGAGACCTTTGACGAATTGATACCCTACTTAAAAAAATACTACAAAAAAGGATACCTCAATACAGGAGGCAGAGACATCACGAAATATATTCAGAAAGTTTTAAAGAAATACGCAGACAAAGATTACCCCAACAGACCAGCATATCTCCTGTTCGTAAATGGAGAAAGCAAATTTAACAGAGGCGAGAATAAGATAATGGGAGTAACCGCAGAGGGGTTACAGATGGTAAAGGACAAAGCAAAGGAACTAAAAGGAGACACAGGATTACAAGCAAGGGTCGCAGAGACCGACCCAATAAAGGCGTTGATGATGATGCTTGATTCACTAAAGGATAAATAAACAATTTAGAAACAACTTATACTTATATTTATATATTTGAATGCTTAACTACACTTTTACTTTAATTAATTTAATAATAATAATAGGAATAGGGTTCTGTATTTCGCAGACCCTTTTTTTTATTCTATTTACAGGTGGCGGTTCAGCAAGACACTTGAGAGGATGCTTGGATTGGTAGATTATTACCAATATTAATCTAATTTAATCAAATATTGAGAATTAGATTAATGAATTTAGATTATTTTTGATTTAAATAGTAATAATTAATTAATTATTACTATCTTTAATCTGTTTTTAACTTAATATAATCTAAATTCAACTTAAATCAATCTAAACTTAATAATCTAAATAGTGTAAATTGATTTATTTACATTATTATTGGAATAATCTAATTAACACCAGTCACAGATGGTCTCTAATGCCTCAATCGGAATAAAAATATGCTCTTTCTTGTCACAGTCTCGTTGCGACCTTGCGAACATTTGTTTTCTGTAACCAGCAAAGGTGTCAGGGTCATATTTTATAAAGCAGAGTTTGTCTCGGTAATTAAAAACAAGAATAAGTGGTTTGGTTAATTGCTGTAACTTATTCATCGTAATCATCGTGTCAGGATAAGCATCCTTTTTGTTTGTTCTTGACTTTAACTCGTAATCATACTCATCATCGTAGAAATCGTGATGAGCGTAACGGTCCTCATATTCCTTGATGTCTCTTTTGAATTCGTCTCTTAATACGGCGAGGACTTGCTTTTCTTGTTCTTTTCCAAATTGATACGACTGTTCGTAATGGGGCATTATACATTAAAGAACGTGTTTTCTTTAAGTGTTTATTTGTCTAAATTACTTATTTCTAATTAATTATTATAATTATTAAAAATAATAATCTATTTATAATCTATAATGGACGAGGACAGTATTTTAAAACGAATTTCAACTCCGATGAGCGACGCAGATTTAGAAAGACATACAGGAATAAAAGGGTCTGATATTATTAAATATGCTGAACTTGATAAGTATAACGATATTACAGAGTTGTTGCCAAAAGATAAGGACGCTAAAATAATCTTAATTGAGGACAAATTTAATAGCGGTCACTGGGTCGCCATTTTGAGATACGGCAAAACAATTGAATACTTTAATAGTTACGGTGCTAAATGGGACACCGATTGGAAATTTATTACTAAAATGGCAAGACTTATTTTAGGGCAAGAGACGAACGATATGACGAATCTGATGAATAAAGCAAAGAACGAGGGATGGGACACCGTTTGGAACGACGTTAAATTCCAAAGTTTAAGCGGAAATATCCAAACTTGCGGACGATGGTGTGTCCTACGAATCGGTATGATGAAAATGGGTTACAGTCTAAAAGAATTCCAAGACTTTATTAGCAGGGTCTCCGAGAAAGAAAATATGGATAACGATTACTTGGTAGCAAAATATGTAAAGTAAATTTTTTAAAAATATTTTAAATTTGTTTTTATTTTAAAATATTTGACGAATGATGAACCCTCTATATATTAACACCCTGTTTTAGAAAGTAAAAAGTAAAATCATTCTTGCTTGATATAGTTGTTTATACTTGTTTCTACGGATGTTCCCATTTCATCTGTATCTTTCTTTAAGTTTTTCAAAGTGTCACCGTATTTGTCGGTCAGACTAATTGCTCGTAGCATACTAACTCCAATTTTCTTGCCAAATATCTTGTTTAACATTTTCGTCATTTCGGGACTTGTCTTGACAGTCGGTAATAAAGATATCGGTTGGTCTATCGTCTTCTTTTTTATTTCCTTTGCTTGGGGATGAAATTTAAAATAGGTTAAGAGTAAATCTTTCATTTGAGGAGGGACTGGCAAGACCTTCTGTTTATAAGTTTTTTGCGTTTTGTAATTGTTAAAAACCCACTCCCATTTTGTAACGTCTAAATAATTGTTTTCTTTGGACTCGGGAACGGATTTGACAATAAAACAATCCGTATAGTCCTTATTTCGTCTCGGGGTCTGTAAAGTATAAAGCGACAAGACTACTAACTGGGTTAGTTTCTGAAATTCCTCATCCGATATTTTCTTTTTGTCTTTGATTTCGTCCAAAATTGCTTTGAGTTCATTCATTTTACCCTCAACCTCCGTCTGCTCTATCCAGTTTGTCTTTACCTTTTCGGTTTTAACAGTATTGTCCTTTAATTCCTTGTTTAGCGATTCCATCATTCCGTAATATTTGGTAAATAATTTCTTGTATTTGGGTTCAGTCCGTCCTTTTAACGAACTGACAATCGCTATTAAATAAGTTCGGCGAGTATTGGGTTTCAGATTTGCGATTTTTTCTAAAACACTTTCGTTGCCGAGAAATTTTAAATCCTTTATTATTTTGCCGTCGTTTAATTTTAGCAGATTAAAAGTGTATAATTTTCTTGAACTCTCGCTGATGTCGGGTTTATTTACAAAGGGGTCAAAACTATCCATATATTATACATCAAGATTTTTATTTGTCGGAGTAGATAAAATAATCTCGGATAATTTCTCACTACTTGGATTTTTTATTTGAGTAATCAGTTTATCATTAATTACTTTTGCTAAAACCTCGCTGTCTCCGATTAATTTATTATACTGGGACAACTTGCTTTCTAAATATCTTTTTCCGTTTAATCCTCTGTGATGCCTTTCCAACGTTAAAATGGAATTGATATCTACTGCCATCAAGTAAAAGTCCCGTTG